AAGAAATTACAATGCAAGAACTACAAGCAATAAATAAGAAAGTAGAGGAATTGGGGTGGCTAGATTGAGAATAATAAAACACGGAAGTAAATATTCCGAAAATAAAATAGCAATTTGTCCGTTATGTGGTTGTGAATTTGAATATGACAACAACGATACTGGAATGGATAAAGCATTTTGCTTTACAACATTTCCACCTACATATAAAACTTATGTTAAATGTCCTGAATGTGGAGCAAAAATATTTTTAAGTACAATGATTGATAATTAGGAGGTGTTTTAAGTGGAAGAATGTAATTTTATACGAAAAGATGATTATGATTATATTATATATGAGTGTAGTAATTGTAGAGAAGAGTGGTATTTTGAAGATGGAACACCAGAAGATAATAGTTATAATTATTGCCCTAAATGTGGAGCAAAAATAGCAAAAGTTATTGAACTAGAAAAGGAGGACGAGTAGTGGAAAATAGTATAGAAAAAGATATAGAAATAATTGAAGATTTTATATTAAAAACAGATGTAGATTACTCAGAATATAATGAACAAATTGTAGGAGACATAAGTTATCAAGCTATACAACATCTACTATCAGCTTATCAGGAAGTATCAAAAGAAAATGAACAGCTACGAACAGAAGTGAACAGCTTAAAAGAAGATATATTTAAATCTAATATGTATGACGAAGAAGTTATAAATTATAAGCGATAATTTTAATTTAAGAAATGAAATTTAAAAAAAATGTTAGGTGGCGAGTAATAAATGAATGAGGAAGAAAAAAGAAAATATGAAGCATTTCAATATTGGATACAAACAAATACTGAAAAAGGAGTTACTACAATTCCTGACAACTTATGTTTATTTGTTGTAAATTTAATAAAAAGTCTACAAAAAGAAAATGAAAAATTAAATAACAGATGTAGAAACTTGGATAAGGAAGCACAAGCATATCTTGAAGAATTAGCAGGAGATAATACATTAACTAGAAGAACCATAAAACAATTACAAGAAGAGAATGAAGAATTAAATGAAAAAATATTAGACAATGCAGGAATATATCAACTAGGATTTAAAGACGGAGAAGAAAGCTATATTAAAAAAGTAAAAGACAAGATTAGAAAAAATGAAGAAATTATAGATATTAGTAATGACGGAGACTTAATTCATGAATTATATCAAAAAAATAAAGTTTATGAAGAATTATTAGAAAGTGAGAAATAAAATGAACGAGGAAGAATTTGAAGAATTATTTGGAAATACGCCGTTTGAGAACATAAAGAAAACACAACAGTACATAAATAAAAACTATATTCCAATTCAAAAAGTAAGAGAAATGAGAGATGAATTAGATAGAACTAAAGCTGAATATATGGAATGGCAAAAACAAGAACTAGGACAAAAAGATAAAATAATAGATTTAATGGCAGAAACAATAAATAATCATGATATAGACGAAGACATCTGCAAAAAAGTAAATTGTGACACAAATTCAGGAGAATTAGATTGCAAAGACTGTATCAAACAATATTTTGAAAATAAAGCAAAAAAAATCAAATAAAATGGAGGTATTGTATGAGCAAACAAAGAAAGGCAATAACTCTTATAAAAAAACAACGAGATATGTACTATAAGATGAGAGAAAATTTGAAAGATACATTAGGAGTAAAAAACAAGAGATATAAAAAAATAAGACTTAAAATAAACGAGGAAATTCAAGTTTTAGATTATATTTTATTAAAGTTAGGAGGTACAAACGATGAGGCTAAGTAACGAAGAATACAAAGAAGCAAGTTTATGCTTAAAAAGGTATAACTATAATTGTCTAAAAATTATGAACATAAGAGCAGATATAATGAGCATAGGCTCTCCAGTATTAGACGGAATGCCTAAAGCACCATATAGCGTATCAGACAGAACATTAAAAGCAGTAATAGAACTTCAAGAAAACGAGCATTTGCAAAAAGCAATAAAAGAATATAAAGCAGTAGTACAAGCAGTAGAACTAGTTAACAAGGATAGTAAATACATATTTGAGGAATTTTATATTAAAAGCAAACCTAAATGGGAAATAATAAATTCTGGAATATCAGAAAGAACATTTGTAAGACGCAAAGGGGACTTAATATATGCAGTACATAAAGAATTAAAAAAGTTGGCGTAAAATTGGCGTGAATTTGACAAAAAAATGTGCTAAAATAGTAGTAGGTCAAAAAGGAGTTAGAGAAATCTAGCTCCTTAAAAAAATAACAAAAAAATAATTTTATTGACAAGTTTCGACAGTATTTGCAAAATAAAAAATATATAATAGCTCTAAAAAGGAGGTATTATATATGAATGAAGAACTAAGAGAGATGCTAAAGAAAATGCAAGATTCTTTAGAAAATATTCAAAATAGAAACGAGGTTTCTTTTACGACTAATGATTTAGACACAGTTTGCAATAAACTGGATGAGATAATAGAGTTATTAAAAAAAGAAAGATAAAAGAAATCATAAAAAAAGAGGCATATTGTTAATATGCTTCTTTTTTATATAGAGAGATGGCTGAAAAACGATTCACTATAATTTAGTATGCAGTGATAAAAAATTATAAAAACACAAAAGAGGTATTTTATGAAAGGTAGTATAATAGCGTCTTATATCGATGAGGAATACAAGATAAGAAAAGCATATACAAATAAAAAGAGGCAAAAGTGCGTCGTTGAAGGAGAAAAGCAATGTGAGAAGTGTGCGTATCTTGAAATTTGTGCAGATATGGAGGGGAAAAATGGCAAAAGGGAAGAAAACAGACAACGAAACTATATATAAGATAATGATAAGTATGTTTAGTACGAACAATTTTAGTGAAACTGGAAGACAGTTGGGTATTGCTACTACTACAGTAGAAAAAATATACAAAGATAACAAAGATAAACCAGAATTTGTAAAACTATGTAATCAAAAGAAAGAAGAATTTGTAGATAAAGCAAATATAATAATAGACAAAGCATTAAAAAGATTAGAAAAAGCTTTAGATGATGAAGAGGAGAAAATACCAGTTAATAATTTATCGACAGTAATAGGAACATTATATGATAAACGAGCATTAGCAAAAGGAGAAAGCACAGTAAATAATAAATTTGAAGTAGATATAAAGGTTGTTGAGTAGTATGGAAGTTTCAATAACAAAAAAACAGCAAGCTTTTATAGATAGTCAAGCTTTTGAAACTTTATTTGGTGGAGCTGCAGGAGGAGGAAAAAGCTATGGACAGCTAGTTGATGGACTATTATATGCATTAAAATATCCTAAAAGTAAACAAATTATTTTTAGAAGTACATTTGCAGATCTAGAAAAGTCATTGATTAGAACAAGTATGGATTTGTATCCATTATCTATAGCAGATTATAACAGCTCTAAACATACTTGGAAATTTAAAAATGGGAGTATTGTAGACTTTGGCTATATACAATATGAAAAAGATGTATATCAGTATCAATCAGCAGAATATGATGTAATACGTTTTGACGAATTGACTCATTTTACAGAATTTATGTACACATATATGATATCTAGATGTCGTGGAGCTAATCCATATCCTAAATGTATAAAAAGCTCTACAAATCCAGGTGGAGTTGGACATAATTGGGTAAAAGAAAGATTTATAGATATAGGAGCACCAAATGTTATACATACTTGTAAATTAGAAACAGGAGAAACCACAACAAGAATATTTATTCCTAGTTTGGTACAAGATAATAAATTTATGCTAACATATGACCCAGATTATATAAAAAGATTAGATGCTTTACCGGAAAAGGAAAGAAGAGCTTTAAAGTATGGTGACTGGGACATTTTTGACGGTCAGTTTTTTACAGAATTTAAAAGAGATATACATGTAATAGAACCATTTGAAATACCAAAAGACTGGTATATCTATTTTGTTATGGACTATGGACTAGACAAACTGGCTGGTTACTGGATAGCAGTAGACTATAACAATAATGCTTATGTGTTTAGAGAGGTCTACGAAAGTAATTTATTAGTATCACAAGCTAGAGATAAAATAAAAGAAATGACAAACGAATCAATATATTTGTATTTAGCACCACCAGATTTATGGAATAGGCACAAAGAAACGGGAAAAAGCACAGCAGATATATTTGAAGAGGGAGACATAACACTATATAAAACAAACAATGATAGAATACAGGGTTGGTTACAAATGAAAGAATGGCTAAAACCATACAAAGATGAACAAGGTTGTATGACAGCTAAATTAAAGATATTTAATACTTGTAAGAACTTAATAAGATGTTTGCCACAAGTGCAACACGATGAGAAAAGAATTGGAGATATAGCAAACGAACCACACGAATTAACACATTCGGTGGATGCAATAAGAGGTTTTTGTGTTTATTGGACACAAGAGCCTATTTTTATGCCAAAAAAACAAGAGTTACCTTTTGAATTACAAACAGAAGAGGAGGATGAAGATATATGGTATTAATAGCAGTAGTAGTAGGTTATGTGTTAGGAATAGCACCATTTATATACAAAACAATTGTTGAGAAAACAGACAAGAAAGAAGCAACAGAAAAACAAGCATCAGCAGAACAGATTTTCAATGAATGGCTAAACGGTCCAGAAAAAACAAATCAAGAAACAAATATATATGACGAGTATATGACTGGAGAAGTGAAAGGAGAGTAACGATGACTAGAGAAGAATTAGCAAGTAAAATATGGAACGACTGGGAACAAGGTTTAGCTTATCAAAAGAAATTGAGATTAAAAGAAACTTGTGAACAAAACGTAGATTTCTTTGAAGGAAGGCAATGGCCACAAGCAACTGAGAAAACAAAAAATATGCCAAGGCCGGTAATCAACATTATAAAATATATAGTAAATGGTAAAAAAGCAAATATCCTATCGAGTAAAATATCAACAATATATAAACCATTAGTATATAGTCAAGATCAGTCAGACATAGCAACTAAGGGAGCTAGTGCTTTTACTAGTTTTGCTAATCATATTAGAAAGGAAATCAAACAAGAAGACTTAGACGACAGAGCAATATTAGATGGACTTAAAAAAGGAACTTATGTGTTTCATTATTTTTGGGATAGAGAAAGCACAACTGGAATGGCAAAATTTAATGGTGGGCTAAATGGTCAAATAATAGACTGTCTAAATATTGTATTTGCTAATCCAAAGCAAAAAGACGAGCAAAAACAAAAGTGGATTATTATTCAAAGTCGAGAGAATGTACAAACACTTAAAAAGATAGCAGAGAAAAATGGAATAAGCAAAACAGAAATAGAACTAATAACATCTGATGACGACAGCGAGAGAAATTACGATTATGAAGAGCAAGACGGAGAAGAATATGCGACAGTGCTTACACGATATTTCAGAAAAAATGGGGAAGTATATTATATTAAAAGTTGTAAAAATATGATAGTACAACCTGAAACACCATTAACGCCAGATGCGACAAAAGTTAAGTTAGATATAGATGAAGAAGATAAGACGAACGAAGACAACGAGGCAGTTGATATAGATAAACCAGAACATTCTCAATATAAGATGTCATTATATCCTATTGTGGTAGGAAACCACGAGGAAAGAGAAAAAAGCATTTATGGTATAGGAGAAGTAGAACAACTTATCCCTACGCAAAAAGCTATTAACTTTAACTATGCAATGATGCAAATGGCATCTCAAAATATGGGATTTCCGAAAGTTATATTACATCCAAGAGCGTTACAAGGCAAAACGATAACAAATAAACCAGGAGAAGTAATAACAGATTATAGCCCAATGTTTAATGGAATTAAGTACTTAAATCCACCAGCGTTTAGTAGTATGCCTATAACCATATCAGACAAGCTATTGGAAGTAACAAGAGTTGTTACAGGAGCAACAGAAGTTGCAAATGGAGAAGTGTTAGGCAAGAATATGAGTGGTAGTGCTATAGTAGCACTACAAACACAAGCTAAAGTACCTATTGAAGATATTCAAAAGAGATTTTGGAGAGTGCACGAAAAGATAGCAAGAGTGTGGGAACAATTCTTTAAGGCTTATTATAATTTTGATACGGAGTATATGGTAGAAGAAGATAACAATGCAGAAATCAATGTGTTTAATGGAGCGATGTATAGAGATATAGACTTTGAAACAACTGTAGACGTTGGACCAGGAAGTGCATATAGTGAGAGTCTGTCAATTAATTTATTGGAACAAGCATTACAAAGAGGAGATATAACATTTGATGATTATATTGACTTATATCCAGATACTGCAATGCCATTTAAGGCTAAACTAAAGGAAATAAGAAAGAAACAATTATTGCCACCTGAGATAAGTCAGAAGATAGCACAAAATCCACAAATATTACAATACGTGATGCAAATAATTCAACAAGCAGAAACACCAGTATCTGCAAATGCAGGGCAATAAACAATGATATAAACAGTAACTCTCTATAGAGTTATTTTTTTATATAAATTCGCAGTGAATAGCGTAAAAATCTCATAATAGAAAGGATACTTATGAAAGAAGAAGTAAATGAAAGCGTAAACAATCTTGAAGTCGCTGAACAAGAAGAAGTGGTTGAAAATACTGCTAATGAAACTGAAACTACTGAGCAAGTTTCTGAACAAGTTACAGAGCAAGTAGAAGAGGTAGAAGAGCAAGAAGAACAAGAGACAGAAAAGCAATCTAATGAAGAAAATGCAAAATATGCAAATATTCGTAGAAAAGTTCAAGAAGATGCTAAAAAGCAGATTGAGCAAGCAAGAAAAGAAGCGTATGAGCAAGGCTTGAATCAAGGTAAGGTACAATCGTATATAGGAAGAAATAATCCTTATACAGGTCAAACCATTAAAGACGAATACGATGTACAAGAATACCTAGATATGTATGAATTAGATTCAAAAGGAGAAGACCCTATAACAGGCTATAGAGAACTTCAAAAGGACAAAGCTAGAAAAGAAGCTGAAGCAAAAATAAAAGCTGAAGAACAAAGCAAACAAGAGATTTGGTATCAAAATGATACTAAAGATTTTGTTGATAAATATTCAGTTGAGAAGCTACAAGAGCTTACTAAAGACGAGGACTTTAATAGTTTTGCAAATGGAAAGATAGGTACTGTGCCACTAGCACAAATATATGAAGACTATCAAAAATTCATAAGCAAGTTTGAAAAGAAATCAGTTGATACAGCAAAGCAAATTGTAGCTAATAATTCGACTACACCAGGTGCAATTGAAGATACAGAAGTTCAAGACCTAGACTGGAACAGTATGTCGAATGAACAATTTGAGAAATATATTCAAAAAGCCAAAGACGGCGAGTTAAAATAGTTACTTACAAGATAAGTAGCTATTTTTTAATGCCAAAAAATTAAAAATAAGGGAGGAAATTAAAATGGCTACAAAAACACAAGTTATAACAAATGTAACAAACCAAAATCAATTATCAGCAGAGGATAAGACTTTTTATGAGAAAACACTATTAACAAGATTATTACCACAACTAAACTTTTATAAGGATGCAATGAAGAAAAAATTACCTAAAAATTCAGGCAGAACAATGAATTTTAGAAAATTTAATTCATTAACTGCACCAACATCTTCTTTAACAGAAGGTAAAACACCAGACGGAAACAACTTAAATATTACAACAGTAACAGCAACTGTTGCACAAGAAGGCGACTTCGTAGAATTTTCTGACTTAATTCAAATGACAGGTATTGACCCTGTTATTACTGAAACCTCAGAATTACTTGGAGAAGAAGCAGGAAATGTTGTCGATACTCGTATTCAAACAGCGATTGCTGGAGGCACAAATGTGTATTTTGCTGGAAGTGCAACAACAAGAGCAGGATTAGAATCTGCTACAACTAAAAATTTAACTGCAGAAGACATCAAAAAAATTGTAAGAAAATTAAAAAATGCAAATGCTAAAAGATTTGCAGATGGCTTCTATCACATGCAAGTTGACCCAGACATCGCTTATGATTTAATGAGTGATAGTTCATGGGTTGATGTTTCTAAATATGCAAAACCAGAACAAATGGTTAAAGGCGAACTTGGAAAAATGCATGGTATGAAATTCTTTGAGACAACTAACTTATCTGTTGTTAATAGTTCAGCAGAGAGCACAAAGATAGCTGTACATATTGCGTACGCATATGGAAAAGATGCTTATGCATGTGTTGACCTAGAAGGTGGAGCAGGAAAGCCTGAAATTATAGTAAAACCTAACGGTTCTGCAGGTACTTCAGATCCATTAAACCAAAGAGCAAGTGTTGGTTGGAAAAACTGTTTTACAGCTGTTATTACTCAACCTCTTGCTTTAGTAAGAGTTGAAACAGGTGTAAAAGCCTAACACAGGGGGCGTAAAAGCCCCTTCATTTTTAGAAAACAGAAAAAGAGAATAAGAAAGGTGGAGAAAAAATGGCTACTAAAAAAATTGAACAAGAAATAAAGAAAACAGAAAAAGAGAATAAGAACGAAGAAACAATTAAAATATTGATTCCGATAGATAAATTAAACCCACAGGATAAAGAAATCATTGTAGGTATTAATGAAAAATATGCAAAAATAGTAAGAGGCGAAGAAACTGATGTAACAAGACCAGTTTTTGAGCAATTAAGAAATGCAGGGCTAGTATAATCTAGCCTAATATATCACTTTAAAAGGAATAAGCTAGTTCGATTCTAGCAGAAGTGGAGGAAAATATGACTTGGGGAGAAATACAAATAATATCACTACAAAAGATGTTCGCAAAAGATGAGCCTATAACTGTAAACAATTTGACAGAATTAAGAAATGATGATGACTGTAAATGGTACTTGAGTGCTATGCCAGCAGTCACAAATGAAGCTATACAGAGAATTAAACCATATGTAATGAACTTATATAAGTATGATGAGGAAAATAAAAAATATAATAAAACGAGTATTACTAAAATAGATAATACAACGAAAGATGCTTACGAAATAGAACTACCAGAAGAAGCTTGTGTGCTAATTCCTTTATATATTGCTAGTCAATTATATAAAGATGATGATATATCACAGGCGACCGCATATAGAAATGAATTTGAAGTAGGATTACAAGATTTATATATCAATGTAGAAAATCAAGAAAGTATAGAAGAGGTATATTAGTATGGCAAACTTTAACGTTCCTTCAAGTCCAACAACATACGAAGCAAATTTAACAGGATTTTTGGGTGTAGATTTCAGCTCTTCAATATCAGATATAGATAAAAGAAGAAGTCCTAGAGGATATAATTTTATAAATAACAATGGAACAATAGAAAAGAGAAACGGATATAAAGTGTTAGCTTACTTGGGACAAAAAGCTAACATTAATGGAATATGGAATGTAGATACTGTGTCGGGAGAATTTTTTATTGTGCATTGTGGTACTAAACTATATGAAATGAAAACAGACTTCAGTAGCTATACAGAAATATTAACAGGATTAGCGAATACTATATCGCAAGGAGTTATAATTAACTCAAAATTGCTTATTTTAGATGGGAATAGAGCAGTAGTATATGATTTATTAGAAAGTACTAATAAAGTTAAATATTTAGATGAAATGGGATATATTCCTACAACACGAATAGCAAGAGCTCCTAATGGATTAGCAAGTCAAATTTATGAGCAAGTAAATTTAATGTCAGACAGTAGAATCAATTTATTTACAAGTACAGAAACTGATACAACATATCAATTAGACGATACAGATATAACATCTGTAGAATTAGTAGAAGTTTTGAATGAAAATGCTGAATGGGTTATAAAAAAAGTAAATGATGGAGATTATAGGGTAGATTTAAGTAAAGGACAAGTTATATTTAGTTCAGCAGTTGGAAAACCAGTAATAGATAATAAAGATAATGTAAGAATTAAATATAAAAAAATAATTGAGAGCAATAAAGCTCAAATTAACAAATGCAATATGATGTGTGTCTATGGATATGCAGGAGCCAACAATAGGGTATTTATGGCAGGAAACCCAGATTTGCCAAATATAATAAGTTATTCGCATATTAATAACATTACTTATATACCAGCAGACAATACAATTGTAGCAGGTTTAGAAGTTGTACCACTAACAGGATTAGTTAGATTGAACGATGGGAAAATGGCAGCATTAAAAGATGTATCAGATACAGATGCGACATTGTTTAGAATAGGATACGCAACATTTAATAGTGAAGAAAAGTTTAACATTGAAGGCAGTGTAAAAGGTGAGGGAAATATAAGCAATTACGCACATGATACATTAATAAATGAACCTTTGATACTAACATCTAATGGGGTATTTGCATTAAATACAGCAACTTTAACAGATGAAATATATGTATATCATAAGAGTTACTACATTGATACAAAATTGAAGCAAGAACCTAATTTAAAGAACGCAGTAGGAATATCAAATGATGGAAAATATTACTTAGCAATTAACGATCATGTTTATGTAGCAGATAGTAGATTCAAAACAACTAATAGTAATTCAAAATATAGTAATTATCAGTATGAGTGGTTTTATTGGACTAATTTACCAGTGAAGATATGGTTTGTATGGAATAATGAGTTGTATTTTGGAGATAAATATGGAAATATATGCAAGTTTAGAGATAATAATGATGAAAATAGGTTTAAAGATAATACAGATAATGTAGAAGCGGAATGGAACTCTGTTATATTAGATTTAAATAATATAGCCAACAAGAAGAATATAAAAAGGGTTGCTATATCAAGTAACCCTACAAATTCACAATTAGATATAGGATATAGATTAAAAAATGGAGATAAACAAGTTTTGTCTAAAGTTTATACCAATTCAACATATCCTAAAACAACAATTATAAGAAAGAAAGCCAAAAAGCTATCTTTCTTTTCTTTATATGTTGAAAACAAAGAAAATAGTAATATGAACTTTAATTCTATATGTGTTGTTTATATGATAGGAAGTTATTATAAAGGAGATTAAGATGGGAGAGCCTAAATACGATGAAGATTCAGTTAATCTAGGGTATCTAAATAAAAGACTATCAAGTGCCGAAAAGGAAATTAGTTCTCAATATGAAAATGTTAGCAGAAATTATGGCTCAAAACCAAATCCACCTTATTATAAGGGCGATACTTGGATAGATGGAAAAATAGTATATACCTGTATAAATACAAGAACAATAGGATTATATAATGACGAAGATTGGACAACAGAAAGTGGAGCAAAAGAAGAAGCAAAAACTAAGAATAAAACTTATCTAACAAAGCCAGAAAACTATAATGCAGGAGATATGTGGATTTTACAATCTGATACAGACCACCCGGAAGGAAAGAGAGGAGAGATATTAGTTACTACTGTTGGAAGAAAGGGCTACGAAGAAAGCGACTGGAAGAAGAAAGTATCATATAGCACTATTGATTATGTAGATTCTATGAAAGAAGAAATAGACAATAATTTCAATGATATAACGGAGAGGACGGTTGAAATATCCACAAATTTAGGACAAATATCTTCACAAGTAACTGAAACGACAACTAGACTAAACAATGACTATCTAACAGCTGAACAAATTGAAGCTGAAAATCAAACACTAAAAGACGATATAGATATTATAAAACAGCAACAAACGACAGTAACAACTACTGCACAAGGTTTGCAAGTGCAAATAGACCAAATAAACAATGAGGGTGTTAAGTCCGTAAAGAATACAACTGTTGATATAAATGAAGCTGGCGTTAGCGTAGGTAAATCAGATAGTGAATTTAGCACAACAATGAACAATACTGGTACTTATATGTATGCATACGGAAAACAGATAGCGAAATACGACAAAGATGGTATGGAAACAGCGGACTTAAAAGCAACAGGTGAAGTGGAAATGGGGTATCTAAAACTTATGAAAACAACTGTAAATAGTGAGAAAAGAACTCATATTCACTGGATAGGAGGATAAGATGGCAATAATTAGTTTCAATGGAGATATAGGAACTCCGTCAAAGGGATTTAATTTAAAAATAGATGTAACCTATTCACAGGACATAGCAACAAATAAAACAACAATAACAAGTGCTAAAGGCTATGTTAAGAGAAACAATAGCACATATTACTCATACAATACAACATCAAGTGCAGTATTTACAGTAAAAAACACAAACGGAAGTCAATTATATTCAACAACTAAAAATCCTAAATATGATTTAGGCTCCAATGGGTATAAATCAGTATTGAATATAAGTCCAAATGCAGAAATTTCGCATTCAGCAGATGGCAAAAAAACAATTGTTATAACATTTTCTTTCGATGGAAAATTGAGTAGTTATTATCCAAATGGAACAATAAGCAAGACAGTAGAATTGCCAACAATAGCACGAAAAAGTTCTGTAACTTGCGCAGATGGCAATATAGGAAGTGCAACTACAATAAATATTAACAGAGCAAGTTCAACATTTACTCATACACTTGAATATAATTTTCTAGGATTAACAGGAACAATTGCTACTAAAACAGCTAACACAAGCATAGGATGGACAATTCCAACATCTTTTTATGCAAAAATACCAAATGCAAATTCAGGAAAAGGAACAATAACTTGTAGCACATATTCAGGAAATACACTAATTGGCACATCAACTTGTACTTTCAATGCCTTTGTTGTAAATAGTAATCCAACGATTACTGGTACAGTAGAAGATACAAATACTTCAGCAATAACTGCAACAGGAGATAAAAATAAACTAATTAGATATATATCAAATGCAAAAGTAGTTATAACGGCAACAGCTAAGAATAGTGCGACAATTTCTTCAGTAAAAGTTGTAAATGGTAGTCAAACCAAAACAACAACAACGTCAACAATAAACTCGGTTGATAGTGGCACATTTAGTCTAAGTTGTATTGATAGTAGGGGATTAACAGCAAGTGCAACAGTAGCTAAAACATTAGTAGAATATATTAAGCCTGTCATAACAGGTGTGACATTGACTAGACCAAGCACTACATCGAATACGATAAATGCAAGCGTCCAAGGTTTATGCTACAATGGAAGTTTTGGTGTGAAAACCAATAGTTTCGAATTAAAATGGCGATATAAGAAGTCGACTGAAACAACTTGGAGTTCCTATACGGTAGTAACAGCAACAAGAACTGGCAACAACTTTACTTTTTCAGGAGAACTAGGAACAGATTTCAGCTATACAGAAGCATTTAATTTTGAATTTGTGTTAAGCGATTACTTTATGAGTAACACATATAGCACTACTGTTACAAGAGGTTTACCAATTATTGATATAGGTGAAAATGATGTAAATATAAATGGAGATATTTTATGTAGGGGACAAAAAATCCCTCTTATATATAAATATACAGTTAATTTAAGTAATTTAGACCAGAATACTTATTACCCTGTTGTTGGATATGGTTTACCTAAAGGTGGTATGAGTCATTTAAGACTTGCAGTAGAATTAAATTCTAGAACAAAACCATCTTGGAGTACACATAGTGAAGGATTTAGCTGTAATTTAGATTTATTAAATGAACCAGCTGGTTGGGGAACGACAGACGGACATGGGATTATATTAGAAAATAATTTTAAATTCACTAATACTATGCCTGTAAGTTATCAACAATTAGAAAATAGTAGCAGACCTGTATTTTGGTGTAGAGGTGGAGGACAATATTATATTTGGACTGATTATGATGAAACTTGGACCATATATACTTCTAGCGTTACATTTAAGGGACAAACTGTTACACCACAGTCAACACTTCCAAACCTTCAGCTTATATCTTATTCTACAATTCAAGCCAATATACAATCCCCAGAAGTTATAAATGTTATAAGACCTGGAGCAGAAGCTGTATGTGGTGTAGGTACAAGTTGGGCAAATAGAATGTATATGTTTGCAAATAGTAGTGGAAGGGGTATATATGATAAGGCCTTTGGTCTTGTATTTTCAGTATCAAGTAATTCCGACACAGGTAAGGTTTTTAACGGAATTGCTAATAGAGCCTATAATGATGAAGATGGAAATAAGATTAAACACACAGTTGCTTATTCAAATGCATCTGGAACTTCTGGAACAGTAACATTGTTAGCAAGTGCAGCAAACTATAAAAATATAAGAATATCTTATAAAAATGATGATGGGCAATATGGTTCAACTACTTTTTCGGGTGTTTCTAATGCTAATTGTACTACCTATGGAACTATTGTCAGAAAAAATAGTAGTGATTCATGGATAATGCTAAATTCTGCCTTGTTTGTAGTAAATAGCACAACAATAACAATATCAAGAAATACACAGGCAAATATTAAATTTGGTAGTGCAAATACTACTGACCCAAACAAATTATATATAACAAAAGTAGAAGTATGGAGTTAAGGAGGAAAATATATGGGATTAAAAAAAGAAATAACATTAGATAATGGAGTAAGTGTAAATTATCACAGAATAGTTAGTATAAATAATATAACTAATGTATCTACTATAATTGAAGTAGCATCTTATACATCAGAGGAAAAAAGACAAGAAGAAAAAACAGCTATTGAAAATGCAGAACCTATGAATATATACATAGACACAGATTACATCAATAAAGAATATGAAGAAAATTTCAAAATAGAACAAGCATATGCCTACTTAAAGACAATTGATAAGTTTAAGGATTCGGAGGATATATAGATGGGAGAAATAAGCAATGTAATAATTCTAATAGCATCAATAATAACTGCTGTAACAACAATTATTGTAGCAATACAAAAAATATTAAAAAAGACCTTTGAACCGATAAATAAGAAAATTGACAATATTGATTTAGGACAAGCAAGAAATTATTTAGTTGATTTTTTAGCAGATATAGAGGCTGGAGTTAAAAAAGACGAATGCCAAATTGAAAGAGCATATGAGTTGTATGACCACTATACTAAAGATTTAGGTGGCAACAGTTACATACATTCTAAATGGGGAAAAATTATGAAAGAAAGAAAGGTGGATTAATATGTTGGAAAAGTTAACAAAACTAATTAATGTGAAAAGTATAGTTACAATTTTATTAACATTAGTAGTATGTTACTTGGCAATTGCAAATAGTTTTGATATTAAAGAGATTTATTTAATGATAATTGCATTTTACTTTGGAACACAACTTAAAGAAAATAAGGAGGAAAAATAAATGGGACAAGCTAATAAAGTAATAGAAATAGCCTTAAATGAAGTGGGCTATAAAGGAAAAAAGAGTAATTCACAACTTGATAGCAAAACAGCAAATATAAGTGGAAAATATAATAAATATGCTCGCGATCTAGATAATATTGCGGGCTTTTATAATGGCAAAAAGAACGGTTATGATTGGTGCGATATCTTTGTGGACTGGTGCTTTGTACAAGCTTTTGGAGTAGATAAAGCATTGGAATTATTGTGTCAACCAAAGAAATCAACAGGAGCTGGTTGCAGTTTTTCAATGAACTTCTATAAATCAAAAGGAAGATTGTTTAACAGCCCACAAGTAGGCGACCAAATTTTCTTTGGTAATGGAGATGACATATATCATACAGGGTTAGTTTATAAAATAGAAAATGGCGGAGTTTATACAGTAGAAGGAAATACAAACAATAGTGAAGTAGCAAAACATTCATATCCACTAAATCTTCCTGAAATAGTAGGATATGGTAGACCAAAATTTGATGTAGATGGACCAACACCACCAACACCAGAACCAACGTCAGAACCTGATTATACGGGAGTAATCACTTATCAGGCATACACAGACCAATGGCTACCAGAAGTAAATAAATGTGATAGCTCAGACGAAGGATATGCAGGTTTGTATGGAAAAGCAATAAGTGGACTTCGTTGTAAGCCTGAATTTGGAGAAATAACAGTTCAAGCACATATTAAAAATGGAAGTTGGTTAGATAAAATTAGCTCAAAGAACTATAAGAAAAACGATAAGAGCAATCCAAACTCTTACGCAGGTATATATGGACAGCCCATTGATTGCATTAAAATTAAATCAACAAAAGGTCATGTAACATATCGTGTTAAAACTGCTGAAGATGGTTGGTTGCCTTATGTAGATAGTAGAACTGAGCAAGGAACTGAGAGCTATGCTGGAATTTACGGACATACAATTATCGGTATTCAAATGAAATAATAGCTAGGCTATATGCCTAGCTTATTTTTTAGGAGGGAAAGATGTCAACATATAAAATAAAAAGTGGAGATACATTAAGCGGAATAGCAAAAAGATATAATACAAGTGTAAGTACTCTTATGGGACTAAACCCATATATTAAAAATGCTAACTTGATATATACGGGAAATACGTTAAAATTGCCAGGACAAACAAATACAGTTAAAACTACTGGAACTACAGTTGCTACACAACCGACACAAACAACTCAGGCTCAGCCCAATCAACCTACAAAAACAACACAACAGTTAGCAGAAGCTTATGCAAATAAAGCTACATCAAATGTTGGAAATGATTCACAAACATTACTAGCACAATACGAAAAAATAGCAGAAAGTAGAAAAAATGCATTAACAAACCAACAACAAATAGCAACAAATCAAATAAATGCACAAAAAGACGATGTGATGCAATCATACAATGATAATGCTAGACAAGCATACATTAATTCTATGCTAGCAAAAAAATCAATGGAACAACAATTGTCGCAAGCAGGTTTAGATAAAACAGGAACTGTGGGAAGTGCATATGCAAACATTGAGAATGCTTATGGTAATAATTTAGCTTCATTGCAAGCCAGCAGAGATAAATCAATTCAAAATATAAATCAAGAATTAAATAATACACAATTACAATACATGGCAAAAGAAAACGAATTGCTAGCTGATATTGAAAATGCAAAACTAGAGTTACAAAAATATGGCAATCAATTAGCATATCAAAAATATCAAGATGCATTAAGCAATTATATGAATTTTGCAAATTATGATTATACAAAAACAATGAATGATAGAGATTATAATTATCAAGTAAGTAGAGATAAGGTTTCAGATAGTCAATGGCAAAAAGAATATGATTTAGCGTTAAAACAATATGAATTGTCAAAAAAAAAAGCTACTAGCTCGGGTAGTTCGAGAAGCACAAGAGGTTCGAGAAAAAGCAATAGTTCTAGTAGTTCAAAAACATTTGGAGACAGTACTAAAACAAATACTGAAACTACTCAAAATATTACTTTACAAGATATTATTAAGGGTTTGCAACATGTAGCTGGTCCAAGAGTTAGCCAAAAGATTTATGATAAATATTCCGGAAAATATTTCAGTTCTCCAGACGAAGTAATTAAATATTGGAGCAAGCAATAGGAGGGAATTATGGCAATAAAATTTAAATTGTCAGATGAAGAAAAGAAAAAAATAAATAAAATAGCAACTGCGATGGAAGAAGAAAAACAAGTAACAAGAGAAACTGAAGTATCACAAGATTTACCAACAGCAAAGTTATCAAGACTCTCAGAAAGAAATAATTCATATAGCAGTAGAACAAAATATCCATATACAAATAAATATGGCAAGGGAAATATAGACTTAACAAATAGACCTATTGTTAAGAATGATGATGGAAGCATTAGCACGGTTAGAAGTATGTCTTTTCAAGACGAAGAAGGAAAAGAGGTATTAGTTCCTACTGTGGTAAACGGCAAAATAGTTAGTGATAGTGAAGCTATTAACAACTACTACAGAACTGGAGAATATCTTGGCAAGTTTGATTCTGTGGAGGAAGCAAATGAATACGCAGAAAAATTACATAAACAGCAAGAAAAATTATATTCACAAAATAGTAGAGAAAGCTTAAAACTTCCATACGATTTACCTATGGCGAACCAGGCAACTGCTAATATGAGTGATGCAACGCCAGCAGAACTTGCTAAAAATAATGCTCCTGTAGTATCTTCTAAAGATTCGAGATTAGCTTTAGCAAGAAAAAAAGCATGGGAGTACAATACTGATGACTATAAAAATTTAACAGAATTAAACCAGGTAGCACAACAAAAACAAGCTGATGCAATAAATGAAATAGCTGAAGACCACCCAATAAAAGCAGGACTACTAAATACTGGTCTAAATCTAGCAGGTGGAATGCTACAAAGTGTTGGAGGATTTATAGACGCATCAAAAACTATTGAAGCAACAATGGCGAAAGGAACTGGAGCAGTTGCAGGATTTTTAGGCAATAAAGATATAGAAGAAAAAGCTAAAAAAGCTTATGAAAAAGCAGTTGCTGAAGGCGGATATACAAATAGTTCTTTCAATACAATTGCAAGTGGAAATCAAGGAGTTGAAAATGGAGCGATAAAAACAATTGGAAGTGTAGCGAGTACAATGGGAAGACAGCTAATGGATGCACTACTTGGAGAAGCTATAGGAACTAGTGGCTCAACATTACAAGGAATAGGCGTCGCTGGAAGTTCATCTCAAGAAGTTTTAGCAGAAAATCCGGATAATATAGCACAAGCTGTAATTACAGGAACTACCAAAGGAATAGTTGCAAAAAAACTTGAAGATTTATTTGATGCCAATATTTTAACAATAAGAGGAAGCAAAAGTTCAGTTCAAAATCAAGTAACAAATTGGATTTCGAATACTTTTAGATCTAAAGTAGGAAAAGAAATTGCTAATAGAGTAACTGGTGTTGCGGGAGAGAATATTGAAGAGTTTTTAGAAGATAATATAGACAACATTATAGATAAATTAGTTAATAATAAAGATTTGCCAAGTTTTGAAGAGTGGTGGAACAACACAAAAGAAACAGCAAAGGTAACTACTATAAGTACTATAGCTATGAATTTGTTAGGATTAGGAGGAGAAAGTTTTGCTGAAAAAGAAGCAAAATTAGATTCAGAAACTAACTTTTGGATAAATGAGGCTCAAAAAGTAATAAAAGAAGATGGATATATAACACAAGAGCAACAAACAACAAATCAAGCAAACAACAATACAAATGTAGAGCGAAATTTGCCAACAGTAAACACAGAAAATACATATTCAAATCAATTAAAGCAAATGGCAAGTAAAGAAATAACAAATAGTAATATATCAGAAGATTATAAAACAATGATGTTAGATGTATTAAACAATATGAATGAAGTATCAGATGCGGATGTTAGTTCAATAAGGCAAAATATTAACTCTTTAGAAGATGCAAATAATAATAAAGAAAAAATAAGAAGTATTTTGAAACGTAACGGTACTTTTTCGGAACAAATAGATAAGTATGTAGAAAATAAATTACCTAGTGGAGACTTTCTATATTTAGGAGAGACTCCAACAATCCTTAAAAAAATAGGATTAAATAACGAAGAGATGGTATTAAAACAAGGAAAATTGAAAAGTATAATAAAAGAAAGTAGCGATGGTACAGATCAAATGCACGGATTGCCAATTGAAACAATAAAGAAGATACCAGAAGCTATAGCGAATCCACTAAATGTTTTGCAGTCTTCAAGTAATAAAGACAGTATTGTTGTTATCACAGATCTAGCCGACACAAATGAAAGACCTATAATAGCAAGTATAGAAGTAAATTATAATGGACAAATAGGTAATATTGATTTTCTTTCTAATAGATTAACAAGTGCATATGGAAAGAATAATTATGATAGATTTATGAAAACAGAAATAGCAAAAGGCAATTTACTATATGATATAGATGAAGGCATAATAAAAGAACTACCCACTACTAGGCTCCAATTGCCTAAGGGAATTAGTTCTTCTGTAGATACAAATAACAATATATCTACTATTAACAATAGTATATCACAAAATAATAATTCTGTCAAAAATACTACTACTAATAATTATATGCAAAAAAAACAAAATAATTCAAATGAATTAGAAACTGGCGAGTGGACTAAACAGAAGAAAGAGGGCGAAAAAAGAAGAAAGCATTATGAGTCAATAATAAAAAGTAACTATACAACTGATGAAGCAAAGGCAATTGCTAAAAGTTTAATGGGAACTGATACTTATGTTCCAGAATCCAACTCAAAACAATTAGAATTAGCTGATGACAGAATATCAACAACTGGAGCTGATAGCGAATTAGCGTCTTTACTATCAAGAGCAACTACTGGAGGTACTATAAAAGCTGAAGATATAGCAATAGGAGAAAGGTTAATACAATATTATTCCAAAACTGGTAATAAAACAAAATTGCAGGACGCCATTCAAGCAACAGCAATGGCAGGAACAACAGCTGGTCAAACAGTACAAGCAATGTCTTTGTTGAATCATCAAACTCCAGAAGGTCAAGCAGTGTGGTTGCAAAGGTCAGTAGACAAAATGAACAAAGACTTAAAAAGAACAAGAGGAGAAGATGCGGAACAATTTAAATTGACACCAGAAATGTTAAACAAAATTACTAACTCTGAAAACGCTAAAATACTAAAACAAAACTTAAATGAAGTATATAAAGAGTTAGGACAACAAGTAACAAAAACAACGGCACAAAAAATTGATGCCTGGAGATATTTCTCAATGTTGGCTAATCCTAGAACCCATATAAGAAACATTGTAGGAAATACAGCAATGGGGGGAGTACAAGGAATAAAGAATAAAGTTGCAGGAGGAATAGAAAGTGCGGTAAGCAAAATAAATCCATACATGGAAAGAAATCATACCGTAATTCCAGCTAGCAAAGAAGTAAAAGCATTTGCTAAGGCAGATATAGAAAATGTTGTTGACAGACTAGGCTTAAATGAAAATAAATATAATCCCAAAACTAGACTAGAAAATAATATGCGTACATTCAAAAGCGATGCAATGGAAAATACAATTGGAAAAGCGTTTGACTTAAATAATAAAGCACTAGAAGCAGAAGATGGTTGGGGATTAAAAGCAGGTTATGTAAAAGCTCTATCAGAATACATGACTGCAAACAAATTAACTCCAGACACTATAACAGATCAACAGCTAGGAAAAGCAAGAAATTTTGCTATTGAACAGGCAAAGGAAGCTACATTTCATCAAGACAGCCAATTAGCTTCATTGATAAATCAATTATCTAATAAGAATAAATTCTCAAAGTTCGTATTAGATGCTACATTGCCATTCAAGAAGACACCTATAAATGTCGCAAAAGCTGGGCTAGAATATAGTCCAGTTGGTCTAGTAAAGAGTGCAGTATATGATACAGCTCAGTTAAGAAAAGGCAATATTACAGCTAATAAATATATAGACAACATTTCTAAAGGATTAACAGGAACAGGAATAGCATTAGTGGGATATGCTCTTGCAAACTGTGGAGTCTTAAAGGCAACTGGAAGCGATGATGAAGACAAGGAAAAATTTGAAGAAGGAAGAGGCAGTCAAAACTATGCAATAACAATTGGAAACAATACATATTCATTAGATTGGCTTGCTCCATCAGGTATTCCATTATTTATAGGAGCAGAATGTTATGAATTGATGAAAGCACAAAAAGAAAAGAAAACATCTTCTAGTGATGAGGATGTTTTCTATAACAAAGTAATTGATGCATCAATGAATATTCTAGATTCATTTACTAATGCAATGAACCCAATGACTGAAATGTCTATGCTTAGTGGTTTGACATCTGCACTTAAAAGCTATGATCAAGGAAGTTCAAAAATGTTGGCTGGTATAGGAACAAATTCAATTAAATCATACGTAAATCAATTTATACCAACAGCTTTAGGTCAAATTGCTAAAACAACTGATGAATATGAAAGAAATACTACTTCGACAAAAACAGGTGTATTACCAAAAGCAATAGATACAACAAGAACTCAAATAATGAATAAAATCCCTGGATTAAGACAAAAACTTCCAATAAAAACTGATATATGGGGACAAGAACAGAAACAATCAGATAACATTGCTTTAAGAGCATTGGAAAATGCAGTATTCCCATGGGCAAGAAAAGAATTAAATTCAAACAATGTAGACAAAGAGATTACTAAGGTGTATGAGAACACTGGAGAAAGTTCAGTATTCCCTGATACTATAAACAAGAATCTGACAATAGATAAAAAGAAATATGTTATGACATCAAAAGAATTTGCTAAATATAAAAAACAATTTGGAGAAACTTCATATGAATTATTAAAGAATTTAATAAATTCTGATGGATATAAAAAATTGTCCGATTCTCAAAAGCAATTAGCAATAGAAAAGGTATATAGTTATAGTACAGAACAAATAAAAATTGATTATGCTAGACAAAATTGCTTGAAGAATGAACAGAGTACATTATCACAAGTAACAAATGCTATTAAAAAAGCCGGTGGCAATACTAGCAATTATTTTGAATTTTTAGCTAACACTCAAGGATTAGACAAAGATTCAGAAAAATTAGAGGTTCTTGCCAATAGTAAATGCAATGAAAAAACTAAAAAGGCAATATATGAAAATTCACTAGGAAAAAAGGATACAAAATATGATATAGTTAAAGAATCTTTTACAGGCTCGGGCTTAAATATGAGTAAGTACTTGCAATATAAAGCACAAGAATTTAAAGCAGATAAGAAAGACGATGGAACAGTTAATGGAAAGTCGATAACAGGAAGCAAGAAAGACAAAGTATTTGATTATATTGACTCAATAAAAGGAGCTACATACACTCAAAAACTTATTTTATATGCATTAGAATACAAACCAAGTAGTTCTTCAGATAGAGAAATAGTAGAAAATTATGTAAGAAATATGCCAAACAGGACAGTAAAAGAAAAACTAGAAATTATGAGTAAATTTGCAGGGGTAACTGTTTACAAAAATAATTCATATACTTATTAAAAAAAGAAGAAACCTAGACTATTTATTTAGTCTAGGCTCTTCTTTATTATTTATATTTTCTTTTTTAATAAGAGAAATTAAATAATTTATTAAAATTATCAATAGACCAACGCCAAATGTTAGAAAACTTTCTCCGCACATCAAAACTGTAAAATTATATAATGGATTTTTGTTGGCAATTGTTGCACCGATTGCTATAATTATTGCTAAGAGTATTGTAAATGGGTTATTACCGAATATAAACGTATCTATAAAATCGCCAATAATTATTCCTACTAAGCCTATTATCATACAAACAATATTATCATTAAAATATCCAATAATTCCGATAAGTGAAAATACAAATTCTATAATACTAAGCATACAATTATCTCCTTTTTAAGCTATATATTATATAATAACATACTTTATATAATATTATCAAGAACTTTTTGGAAAATTATGGGTTTTTGTGCGCCAATAAATGTAAGAATAGTAAAATACTTATATATTTACTTGCTAGGCACTGCCTAGCTTATTTTTTTGCCTAAACATTGACAGTGATTTTATTATATTATATAA